ACTTCCATATTTTTTAGTTCTGGAAAATCTAATGGGCTTTCTTGGATTGGTGTAGAACTTAGTTTTTCAACTTTCATAACTCCGCAACGACCTAATCTTGTTTTAAGGCCTTCTTGGAATTTTTGAGGAAGTTCGCCGGCAACTTTTACCTTAAAGCTATAGACTTTTTTGCTTTCGGTAAGATATTCTTTAAAAGTTTTCATAGTAGTATTTAGTCCTTTTGCCCTAATTTTTTAAGCAACTCGTTGCGGTCTGTGATAACATAGCCCTGTCCGTTGATAATATCGTTGGGATCATCGTTGGCATCTTTGTCAATTTTATACTTTTTAAGCTGTAGATCTATGGCTTTTAATTTTTTGTCTATTTTAGCTGTTTTAGCTGTAATGGCGTTGCCCATCATGCTGGCAGCCACTTCAAAAATACGACCACTATACCGCACTTCTACATTCATGCCCAGATCCATAAGATCATCATAGGCCTGCTCTGCTTTACTGGCTAAATCATCCAGTTCTCGATCATCTAAATTATCTAACTCTTTGATCTGTGGCAGACCTCTGGTAATTTCAGCTACTGCTTTATAGCTGTCGTCAAGACTGCGTACTTCTTCATGTGTAGGTGTTTCAATCACTGCCTTGGCTTCTGAAGGAGTTTCGGATTCGAGATTAAATAATTCTTCAAGTTTCTTTGTCATAACATTACTTATTTTCTTTTGCCGCCTTGATGAAAAATATCATCTTCATTAATTATACGGAATTTAATACCTTGCTGTTTGCACCAGGCTGTGGCAGCTTCCCATTTGGCCATATTTTTAACATACTGTTCTTGATTATATCGACTCTTTCCAACTTTTTCAAGCACAGTGTGATTGCTGGGTTTAACCTCAACTACTTCTGCATGTTTGCTGTGATTTTTATCTACATAAACTACAAAAAAATCTGGCACATAGATAGTACTTTTTCCAGTCAGCGGATCACGATAGGGAATCTGTATTGACTCGCTGGCCCAGCTTTCGACTCCGGGATGTTCGTCCAACATACGCATAAAAACAAATTCCCAACTACTACGGGCCAAGGGAGTTTTCTTTCCTACATATTTTGCAGGGTTTTTCATTTCAAATCGTCCCTGTGCAAATTTAACCATTATGCTGCGATATTTCTTATCTGATTAGGTTTTACATCTGCGGTTTTATAACCTAATATAGATGTGGGCACACGATTATTATTGAGAATTTCACTGACCACCTGACTAAGCTGTGATCCTGTGAATAACTGCAGGCTGTCTAAGATCTGACCTATCGGTGTTCCATCTATTTTTGCCTGTCGCAGAAGTGTCATAGTCACGGTAGTTGCTGCGTCGTCGTCAAACCCTTTTCTTTCAAAGAAAGCCTGGGTATAGTTAACATCGTTGGCGTTGAATTCTAAAGCAGCCTCACCATACGAATCAAAATATAATTTTGTACCGGCGGCACTGTCTTCGATCTGTTGACTAGGAAGATTTGTTGCCATGTTATTGTCCTGTTAGTTTGCGTTGTACACCTGTAGTGATTGGTTCTGTAGTTGCACTTTTTGGAAACACCGCTCCGACTACTCCTCCTACTGTTGAAACAGCCGTGGCAATGTTACGGGGATTACTTAGAATATTAATAGCTTCGGATTTTAACTGTGCTGATGACAGCTGTTTAACATTCTTATAAGTGTTAATAGCCCCGATAGCCGTGCCTAAGAATCCGCCGAAGCTGTCAAAGGTCGCTCCACTGCCAATGTCTCCAAAGATCTGTTCGAGTCCATCTAATACTCCACCTTCCCCTGTAAGTGTGGCGACTCCACCACCTGCCACAGAGATAGGACTTGGTACAGTATCATAATGTAAAGTTGCAAAGCCTTTGGGATTATCGTAACGAACTTGCCCAGCAGAGTATTTAACTGCTTCATATTCCAGACTCATAGTATTATCATTAAATTCTGAAACAGAATAATCCATACTGCCGTGGTTCCATGATTTAATTTTTGGATTGACCAGAGTATAGCCTAAGAATCGTCTACGACTCATTGTGTAGATGCTGACACTTCTAAAAAATGATTCAGTGATGTCATTGTCCAGACCATATCTAAAATTATCTTTGACGGTTTTAGTAGGACGTAAATGATTGGCCTCATAGGCTGCTAATGGATTTTGTCTGTCGCCGATATAGTAGCCGTAATAGATAGCCCACATGGCATTAATCACTCCGGCTGCGTCATCGTGAAAGGTAAGATTAACTGGTTCATAGTTAATCTGTTTGTAAACTATTTTTTTTCTGTTGTATTGATTTTTAACAACAGAATCAAAATTATATTTAGGTAGATCAGCAGTCTTGATCAGTAGTCCCACTTCATCAGCATGATTATTGACAAACTCTGGTGCTCTAATAGCAAACTTGTTTAGTTCAAATCTCACGTAATAGTTAAATTTGGTGCGAGGTGCCAGCCTCATATTATTGTCTATGAATAGACGAGTAGCATGTTGCCAGTTTGCCTGCTGACCCTTAGGATTTAGTACTCCCTCAGCAACACCGGTTAGAAATCGTGTAAAGTAATTGGCCATGCTAATATTTATGTCACAAAAAAAGCTCGAATAAATCGAGCTTTTCTTGATTACAAAGTTAATTAACCTTGTGTGGTTGATGCACCTGTTACGGCTGCACCGAGTGTTCGTCCTACCGCTGCACCAATACCACCAATTGGGCTGGTTGCTGCTGCACCTGCTGCAAACTGTACTAAATTGTCGAAGGCAATAGCTAGAGCCACAGTCATGTGTTCGTTAGTAGAGTAATTAGCATCGCCGTAGTCTACATTCTGCAAGAAGCAACCATACATTTCAAATGTTTCAAGTGTTTCCGGAACTAATGTACCATTTCCACCATCTAACACCTCTATACGTGTGGTAAACTTATAGTCAATACCCGAACGAGCTGATGCCTGCTCCATGAAGTCATACTGCTTCTGGATCTGCTGACCAACCAGTTTCTGCACCTGACCGCTGGCATCATCACGTAACGTTAATGTTACGTTTTCTAATGTATGTCTACCAGCAAGTTTAACTTTAGAGTTGTACACATCTAATGTCATTTCTTCGAAAGAAACTTTTGGACGTGTAACATCCTGAACTTGTTTAGTAAGTTCAGTTGCTGCGGCAACTCCAAAACCCAACAATGTGACACGAAATCGATATTTTAACTTCGGCATGAGCAGCACCTGAGTACTGCCTGCCGCATTAGTTGTTGGAATACCAAAATTGTTTAGTGATGTGATTGCCATTTTTAAATTTCTCCTGTGTTCTTGACACGCAATGGAATGTAAATGAACTCAACTGCCTTGACTGGTTCAATCGCAATATCTACATATAGTTCATTACGATCGATTCTCGACGGAGTATTATTGCTTTCATCACAAACAACCGCAAAGTCATATAATGCTCGTAGCCCTACTAATTCTAACAACAGGCTTTCAACGGCCTGTTTAATTTCGTCACGAGTGATCTTATCATTAGGTTCAAAGATATATGGGCGAGCAAGTTTGTTTAACTGACTACGCAGATATACTACTAACCGTGCTACATTGATGCGATCCAATGCTGAAGCATTTCTTGCACGAGTTTTCTGACCGTAGGCAACTAATCCAACTCCATTAAAAAACGGAATAGGGTTGACTTTTAGATCATATAGTGTATCACGTTGACCTTCATTTAGAGCAACTGTCTGAAACTCACCTGTAGCAGCATCAATATAACCTACTGCTGTTGCATTAGTGATTCCGCCGCGTCTTGTACCTGCTGGAGCAAACCATGGAAAGCTAACATTATCGCTAAGAGTAATTGTTTTTAGCAACATGTGGCTTGCTGGAACTACTGCTGATGCTCCGCTGAGATCAGTAGTAAATCCATTAGGGTAATAAACAGCACAAAACTCATCGTAAGTAACAATGCCATCGTCGCCGTTGTCTGTGACTAAATTAGCATTAGTGCCCCAGGTTGTTAAACTTGTAGCATCTGCTGGTAGGCGTAATGGTGTGTCACCGACAACAAATGCTGTAACACCGCGGTCGATATTTAGATTAACAAGATTGCTTAGTAGCTCTGGATAACCAGGAGCAGCAATGATGTTAAAGTTTCTGCGTTCTTCATCTCGTATTTCTTGACTGGTGTCAACTACACTCTTAAGAGCCTGCGTAACAACTTTACGCTGCGCATGACGACCAAATGTTCCTGAACCATCTTCGTTATTGCCAGAAGCTGTAACCCAACGGTCTGTCCAATATGATTCCATGCTTAGTCCAGAACCGCTAACAAATGCAGATCCTGCTAATGTTCCTGCGCTAGTACGTGGATTATCTGCAGTTGTGTCAATGTATCCGTTAACATACTGCTTAACATTACCGCCGCTGCGACGTAGATTCCATAATAACATACCCTTTGGATATAGTGCTGGATCTGGTGCATCTGGATCTAAAAAGTTATTGGCTAATAAGTCTGCAATAGTCGACTCTGTAGTTGCAGTTGCTGACCCACCATCTATTCTCCATCGAGCATCAGCAAATAGCACGCCATCTTCTGTGGTTTGATCGGTCTTATCTACTAACTCCCAACGCTGCGATTGGTCTGCGATATCTGTTAAATTATTGTTAAATCTATAGATCGTTGGAAAATTTTCCATATCAGCAGTGCTGATCCACAGATCACCAGTAGCTGTTACACCACTTCTATAAGGATTAGAAGCAGATACTAAAGGAGCATATCCTACTCTTTCGGTGTTGGCATCATAGAATGGTGCTGTCAAATGGCGATATCCAACCCATGTGTTACCATTGTGTACCATAATGTCTACTTCAGAATAGTTTTGATTAAACCATAGTTGCCCATCTAAAGGTTCATTTAATGGTGCATCTGGTGATGCAGAGAATCTTGGATCGGTGGCTGCCAATGGTTTCCATCCAGAAGCTAAGTAATCATAATCTGCTGCGGAAGGTGCGGTATAAAAATTATCTGTCCCTGATAGTGTATCTAAACTATAGGCTGTAAAAATATCCGAAATTGCTGTGCCTATTACCTCGGTTAGTGTAAAGTCACCACCCAATATGTGCGAAATAGTTAGTCTATTAGTTGTAGAACTGATTGCGGTTACAGAAGCTTCGATATTAGTAAATCCCTTAGCATTGATGGCAGCTGCGATGGTGTCAGCATCGGCTGCTGTTCCAGCAGCAGTAAATGACACAGATTCGGCAGTATCTAATGCAAGAACACCTTTTAATGATTCTGCTAAACTAAA